GCTATAACTTTAAACTCGGAATCTGTAAGTTTCCTTCCCTTCGCTTTTATTTCTCGCTCCTCTCGGAAAGATATTCTGTTTTTTATTTCTTCGACACTATTCTTCTGAGACTTTCCTTTAGATTCCGGGTTATACCCAAAGCTACGTATAACAGTATTTGCTATTTTATCACTCGTCCTGAACCCGCTTAAAGATGACTGCGCCGACGCCTTGGTGTGTTTTGTTGCTCCACCTTGGTATCCAGCCCATATCCTTGACGCCTCCAACTTTAGAGCCGGGGAAAGACGCGACTGGTACTTTGATTCAAATTCTGACAAAGGCATGGTTGCCTTTTCTTCCGCTGTAGTTCTAAGAAACCTATTCCACGCATCCCAGTCCGTTACGGTTGTATCTGACAACAGCGCCTTCTGGTGGTTTGGTTTCAACTGCCCCCAGATGTCGGGTATGTTTGTTTTAGGGTCTCTCCCGGGGTTTGCATCCATCCACTTTTCAGCGGCCTCGAAGGCTTCTTCGTACTTCCTAGCCGTTATTTTTTTGCTCTCTGAGAAAACTATTTTTTTAACATCATTCATCTTCTCGGGGCCGATAAACCCGGTTTGACTTGCTGATGTCTCGTATAGTTCGTAGTTTTCCGTGTTCCCCGTCTCAATCTGCCTTAACAAAACCCTAGCTAGAACCTCGGCTCGTTGCCCTTCAATCCACTGTTTAGATGCCGTGGATTCAGTATCACCAAACTTTAAAACTGCCTCTCGGTCAATAGATGTCTGCGCATCAGATAGCCTCTCCACCATGAGTTCCGGTATTTCTGAATCAGTAACCACATCGTTTATAGCTATTGTTTTTGCGGCAGATACATTTAAGGCGTAAGCTCGTTCGCTTTCGTCGTTAATATACTTGCCTACACGAACGCGCCCTAATGCAAGACGCCGTTTGTGTTCTTCCTCGTACATCTTTCTTGCTAACGGGTTTCTAAGGCTCTTTTTTATTTCAGCGCTGTTTGCCTCCAATACGTCGTCGTACAGGTCAAGCGCGCTAGCCACATTAGGCCCCTTTATGGCGGTGGCCGCTCCAAGTGCGTCTGCGTCTATTTTGGCGTCGTTTATGTTTGCATCCAAAAGCTCGGCCTCGGCCTGTTTCTTATAAACAGAAACTCCGATCTTCTGGACCTGCCCTATGACATCTCCCCATCCAGACGCGCTTTGGACCATAGAAGTATCCGCTTGCTCGTGTGGGAGCTTTTGCACGTCAGGCGAAACAGGGTTTCCACTATATTTAGGGATTGTTGGCATTAGTTCCCCCTCATTGAAAACCCCATTTGTACCGCATTAAGACCACCGGAAAGGTAAGACTGTGTGGCGGCGGCATTATACGACGCGGCTTGAGCCGTACCACCTTTTCGGTACGCGGCGGCCTGCGTCTTTAATCCAAGCGCCGCCCTACGTGCATTGGCTCGGATCATAATTTCATCGAGTTCTGAGAGCGTTCTTGATTCGCCCTGCAAGAGCGCGGGGCTTCCTGTCGATATATCAACGCCTTGGGCCGCACCAGCGACACGCTGTTCACCAATAAGCCCGAGCGTCTTTCTCCTTAGAACGTTAGCTTGGAAGTCACCAATATCAATGGCGTCTTGAGCCTGCATCTCGGCAATCTTGGCGTTAATTTCGCCAGCCTCTTTTGCTTCCCGAGCGGCCTTCTTGTTTGCGTTTCCTCCAAGGATCCCGCTTAGGATTGACCCGCCAATAGCTAAACCTATCAATGGTAGTGCCATCAGTCCACCGCCTCCCCCTCGCCCTCAACAATGATTTCGCTAATTGTAACAGGCACAGGGTCAATTTGCCTTATGAAAACCCTTCCGTCACCCTGCCAGTTTGATTCAATCGAATCAGGCTTTATAACTCCGGTTATAAGTTCTATCGGTTTCACGCGGGTTGATTCCGTAACCTCTACGCCTATATCTTGCTTTGTGCCGTCGTCTTTGTAAACCTCTCTGACGGGCTGTAGGTACTTCTGTGTGTCAACAGAATCGTCATCCGGTGGGCGTTGTCCAACCCATAGCCCTCTTGTTTCACGGACCCTAAACCCAATGGAACTAGGTAGTTTATCGTCAAATGTGTTTTTGAGATCAAGTGTCTCTACATCGGATATGTACGGAAGCCCGACCCGTATAACGGAATACTGGCTTGAGAGTGTGATGGTTCCAGACGATACGGTTACAACCGTTTTTGTTGAATCGTTCGGGTTTGCCACAACGTATCCGTCTGCGTAAACGGAAACACTACGACCCTCTAGGTGCCAAAGCCCCGAAACCGTTTTTGTGGCCTTCGACCAATTTGCTGTAGATATTTCCTGTAAAGAGGAAGGAACATCAATGTTCGCGGTCCCGGTCACGCTCTTTGATGTTGCAACCGCAACTATTTCAACTCTGACAATGTTTCCGTCGTCATCCTTTATGTGCATCGCCTTTCCGACATCTCCGGACACGAAATAAGGAGCAGACGCCGATATTGTCAATGTAGTCCCGGCCGTGTAGATGGAACCAGCCTGTGAAATAGTCATCAGCAACGACGACTTGTTCCTTCCGTCGTACAGGGACGATGAATCAAGAAAGTTATATTCCTCTATGTTGTTTACGGTCCTGCTGGACATCCTTTCCACATACCGGCACACCTTCGCCCCAACAGTCCTTCGGACAATGGCATATAGCGCATCCTCGTCGCCATCTGGAACAACGCAAACATCCTCAAACGCCCCATCCGTGTCATGCCTATGCCATCCAAGTATCTGCTGGTCCCTGTCGTAAGTTAGACCAAGCAGAACACCGTCGCTTCTAACGGCCCATAGTGTTGAATCCGGTATTTTCTGGAACGCGAGAGAAATTATCTTCTTCCCCTCAAATAGATGGGAGGCGAACCTTGAAAGGTCCGTCCCGCGATACCCCTCACTCTCGAAGTTGTATCGTAGATCCCTAAGTTGATTATCGCGCCCTTGGATGTAAAACGCCGTGTCATCAATCGTGCAAGGCTGTAATTTGCTAGAGCCGTTGTATGACTCAACCCTTGCATTAATGTCGGTCGGGGTTATGACGCCAGACTGGTTCCCTCTAATTGTAACCTCTGACGACGACGTTAGAGTTATGAGCTTCCCTCCAATTTCAACATAGCTATTTATCTGATTAACTCTCGGTCCGGCCAGGTCGTAAATAATGGAGTCATCAGACTGAGAAGGAAACCCTATTGTGAAGTTTGACAAATGACCCGTTTTTGAGGCCCATGTTCTTTGTGGGAAAGAATCTGAGTTCCCGTATAGCCTTCTCTGTTGCGAATGTGTTACGGTCGCCGGATAATTTCTGGACACAGTAAAACACAGTTCGAGCATATTTCCGTCATAAGGCAATGCTACAAACTTGTTGGCGTCAACAGACCAACCTATCCCAGTAACGTATGATGTCGGTGTTGGAGAAATGTTCGACTGCTTTGTAAAAACACCTCCAACCCTCCTGTATATCGTTTCAAATGGTGTAGTCTCGTGGCCGTAAGCTAGGTGTGTGCTGTCGGGGGACCAATCTATTGACCCGAAGAAAGGCTGACCTGAAGGAAGCGCGGAAACAACGGCGGTGTCATCTTCGTTTAGTTTTGTTATGGCTCCTGTGCTGGAATTAACTGTGTATAGCGCAATGTAAGAAGAATTTGCCAACCCAAGGGCAAGATACTCACAGTTCGGGGAATACTTAACAGACTTCGCGGGACCGTCTGGTATGTTTACAGTCGCCACATCCGTTATTTTTGTGAATTGGCAGTATATGGATTGAGATATTGAGTAAACAATAACGTAAGGACTTCCTCCATACGCAATAGCAAACCACTTACCATCCGACGAAAAATGGCAGTCATATGCCGATGAATATGTACCGGGCGGGTTAAAGTATCCGGTTCCAAGTCTTGAAAAGGTGGTTACGTCTGCCGTTGAAGATTCAAGAACCTCGTAAACATATACATACGGGTCGCCACCCGTGCAGGCCAATAGCCTGCTATCGGGAGAAAAACACACGCCGTAGTGTACGCCGTCAGCCGGTTGTTCGGAAACTGTGATGCCCGTAGTAACCCAGTTATCAAGAAGTGTATTTGAGTTTGTCTTTATTTTAAACACGGTTAGGTTTGCGGTTGTTCCGTCGTGTCTGACAGCCATATACTTACCGTTAGGTGAAAATGCAACCTTCCTAGCCGCGCCTTGTAGTTCGGTATCCAGCGGCCCGACGTAACGGAAAATTCCATCCGAGCCCTTTTTGTAAACGACTATGTAAGGCGATGTTGATGTTGCAACTGCAAACCACAAACCATCTGGCGAAAACGCAAATCGACCGTTTATGTCCCCGGTCCTGGCTTCTATAAAGTTCGCGCTTTCCAAAGTCATTCCGGCAGAAAATCTGTCAACGTCCTCTGGGGGTACGGAGGTTGTGTCTGGTTCTATTCCGTTATCAACAAACCCATTTGATCCACTATCACTTACACCAACAAACCCGTAAATCCCATTAGACTTTTTGTAAACGTTGTAATACTTGGCTCCTGATGCGTTTGTCCACGTTACGGTTAGAGGGCAGTCCAAGTATGCGTATTTTGATGCTAGTGTTCCCGTGGCGCTGGCAAGGCTTTCTTCACCGTCAAGAGACACGCCGGTAACAACGTAAACATCAGCAGTTCCGTCAACGCCAGTTCCGCTTTGAGTTACGACTAGAGATGTGGGAGCCGCTTGAACAGGCTTAAAAGATGTGTCAGAACACGTCCAAGAGTTGTCGGCTGTTCTTGTGATTGTCTGTGGGGCAAACCCCTTCCTTGCCGTAACAACGTCATCCATGTATTGGGCTGTATGAAGATCATCTAGCGCATCACCCGGGTACGGGGTTGTTAATGAGTAAATCTTATAAACGTACCCTCCTGACGACCATTCCGTGTATCCAGTACTATCAACATACGCCCCAGTTGTTGGGTCCACGATGTTAAACGCTGTCGTTGACGAAGGAAAAACTATGAAAAACCTGTTATTGAGTTGCGTCATTCCAACAACTCCTGAAATATAGACCATATCACCAGGAGTAAACCCATGCGCCGAGGTCGTGATCGCACATGAAGTCGCTAAAGAAGCCGCCGAGATCGAGAGCGGGTCATTAGTTACGTATGCCCCATGCTTAATAAAGTTTGCGTTTTTATCTCCAAGCACAATGCAATAAGTCTGGTCGTTATTGAATACAAACGGAACAAGCCTGTTTCTGCGTGATATTGTCGGTTGTGAAATAAAATCTTTTCGGTCAACCCATAGAGAACCGCCAGTTACAGTCCACCAACCAACACCACCGCTTACCTGGGGCCACTTTTGGACTGGCCCTACATATTCAAAACCGCTACGGTTCTGCACTCCACCGTGCTTGATGACTTTCATGTTACGGCAAGTTTTTAGCCCAGCTCCGTTTTGTTGTAGGTCGTATCTAGAATATAGCTCTGGTGCAATCTCTCCCCGGGAGAAGTTTATCTGTCTTTTAAGAGCCATCTTAACGCCCCGTTACAAATAAACTATCCGGCTCTTGCTCTTGGCCTTCTTCGTTGGCCGACGACGACTTGGCCTTGCCCGAAATCGCGGTATATAGTTGCCACATCTTTCCCTGGATGTTCGTCTTATCGCCTTGAACAACTCTCGGAGCGATGAACGCGGCAAGCCTGTAACCGAGAGCCTCAATATAGTCCTCCGGGTAGTCTGGAAGAAATCCCGCCACACGCTTTGCTGTCCCTCCGCTTGTGTACGAATCGTATGCACTAGTATTAACCAAAAGGTCTGTCGTGATGTTTCTGAGATAAAACGTGTTGTCTGAAACCTTTTGGACAATGTACTCAAGGTCATTCAGGGCTGTCATGCCACCAACCGATTCGATTAGGATGCGGTCGCTTGTGTAGAACCCGTGGGCCGTAGACGTAAGAAGTCCGGCGTATGCGGCGGTAGCGGCGGTAATGGTTCGGGCCGTTCCGAGTTCTCCCAAGTCCTCCGATGTGTACCGGGTGTATTCAACTGTTAAATCTGAATTGTCCTCATCGGTAAAAATAACCTGGTTCAAGACAAGGTTCGCGGTTCCGGCGCTCGAATACGTTGTCATTCCGTAAGTAGAAACAAGAAGCCCCGTGTTCGGGTTCACTAAAGCAAAAGTATCATCAGTTAAGTATTGGACGGTGTAATACCTATCATTCAACTGCGTCATACCGACAATACCTGAAATATAGATTCTGTCCCCAGTTAGAAGCCCATGAGCAACGCTAGTCACGATCCCGGGGTTGCCAGATGTTGCCGTGCTAATTGCGGTTATTGTTACGTCATCGCCAATCTTTCCACCATATCCAATCTTATACTTTACTTCTGTCCCCTTGGTATCCCGCTTGGAGCCCGAACAGATGCGGTTAAACCAAAGGCAATCGGACGGGTACTCATAGGCATATTTCCACTCGTCGTTTGGATCCTCGGCAACTTTTCGGAGGCCAGTCGAGTATTTTGCCGAGTGTGTCCAGGGCGAATCTCTAAGGACGACCCTTCGCGCTGGTTCATAGAATTCACGACACGCCAAAAGGTTCTGCTTGTCGGTTGCGGCCGGTATTTTTTCCAAGTCACCGTCAGAAAGTAAATCCCTGCCAATCCCAAGGGCCTGCAAGGCCCGGTTACAGATATATTCTTTCGTTACTTGCATTTGTTCCCTCGGGAAATAAAAGGGCCGAGCCGTTAGACCCGGCCCTTTTAGAGCCAACTATCGCTTGTGAGGCCAGACGTTAAGACAGCGCAGGCGACTTTTCGTACTTCTTGGACTTCACCCATCCCCGCTTCCCGCTTTCATCAAACGCGGGTTCAGGGGGTGGAGGAGCCGGGCCAACCGGGACGGAAACATCAACCTTCTCCATCCAGTTCTCCGAGAAGTATTTGAGTTGGCCGATGAAGGCTTTTGAAGCCGCCGCGACCCTCTCTTTTTCCTTACGAGGAGCATCTTTGGGGATGCCCTTCAAAGTGTTCTCGGCGTCCTTTTCGGTGTAAATGTCGTCGGGGATTTCAAACACATCACCGTGAAACACTCGGTGACTATCCCACTCCCCGGCCATTTCACCAGGCTGTCCAGTCCTAGACTTCGCCCTAACCCTCATGCCAGACCTCCGTTATGTTTTAGTGAGACCATCACCCGATGGTGTAACCATTAGCAAACTTGTTCGGCATGTCAATCATGCTCATCGGCATGATGCAGGCCGTCACGGTCGCGGTGGGGTTCGACCCACCGAGGGTGTATTCCATCCCGAGGTACTGCAACGTCACAGAACCCGGAGGGATGGGGAAAATATGACGCGAACCAGCCGTCATGCTTGCCTCAAGAATCGTCCGGTCGATGATGTTAGTGTTGCTACCGAGAGCCTCGTCGTCGTCCTCGACAACCGAGAAAACGAATGTGGGGCTTGACCCACCAGCCGCTTTATCCACTGTAACCATCACGCACATCGGTTCGCCAGCGCCCATGTCCAAACCAGCGGCCTTCCAGTCGAAGGTATTGGTCGAGACAGCGGTGGCGGTAAGCGCCTGAGCATCGGACAGAAGCCCGAAATTGTCCAAAATCATGGTAAATCTCCTTTACGTTTTGTACCGGCAGGGCCGGGTGTTGGTTAGGACTTGGTGCTTTCAGCAATCGTCAGCTGATCCACAACCTTGATGGGGATGCCTCGGAAGTCGGACATACGCTGTCCACCGACGTTCGAGTAGTTCAACCCACCGCCGCCCTTGACTTCAGACCGGGCCTGAATGTCCAAGAACTCGTTTGCCGTCCGGTTCATGTAGAATACGGGCTTGCAAGCGCTAAGGTCAGGGATGCGGTGGACAGCCTTCGCCATGTAGAACAACAGGTCGGCTTCCGACCCGGCGTTCGCAACGAGGGCCGCGTTGGCAATATTGGCGACACGAACGACGTATCCCCAGTTCTTGACAACCAGACCGCATTTCCACTGGTAGTGCTGTTGGTAGGCGCGCATGCGAGTCCCGCCGATTCCAGCCGACCCGGTAACGGTTTGCAGGCCGAGATTCTCCTGCACCAACCCGGCCTTGGAACCCTTGGGGAACACGCCGTACACGGTGTTCTCGCCCCATCCGACAAGCCACACGGACATATTATCCGTGCTAGCTCCACCGGCCAGAAGAACGTTCTCCCCGGTCGTGGCCGACGTGCTGTTGAACTGCACATCGAATCCAAGGAACTCCTCGGGATAGGTTCCCGTGTTCCCGTAGAAGGCGGTCTGCGAAAATTCCTGTTTCATCGCTTCGATGAAAGCCTTGCTTTCAGAAAGGATGAACGCGGCGGAATTCCCGTTAAGCTCAACCAAGTCCTTGTCGATTTCGGACCAGGCTTCGAGCATCCCGGTGTTGACGGTGGCCTGGGCGGTCGTTGATTTCGAGGGAGTAGTCGCCCCGTTAATCAAGCGCCAAGCAACGGTCGGCAATCCGGTTCGGATCGTGACACGTTCGCCAGTAGGAAGATTTCCTTCCTTCCAGGGAATGTCCTCGATGATGCCGTTCTTTTGGTTAAGGATGTCAACGATGTTGTCGATTGA